TCCATTATTAACTCCCTATGGCACTGTTTAGGCCAGTCTTATCTATTTTCTGTTTTGCGATCTTGTATTCGACGTTTTGACCCAATTCTTTTTTACGGTCTTTGGCTTGAGCAGCCAAACCTTTCAAGAAACCTTTGTTGTATTCTGGACCGTAGTGGTCTTTTTGATTAATAGCAGGGGCTTCTTTGTAATGTGGGTCTGATAATAACGCATGACCAGAAGGAACTTGTTCACCAACTGGGATGTAATCAAGTGAAGGGTCTTCTGCGTTATGAACTCGAATAGACGATTCATCAACACCGGTTGCTTTGATACGTTGTGCGATTTCAGGTGGAATCACAGGGTAATCACAAGTAATAGCAAACACATGAACTTCGCAATTTGCTTTATTTGGGAAGTCAATGGGTTGCTTTTGAATTGGTGTTGTCGTTGTTTTATCGAAATGCAACACTTTGAATTGTTCTAGTTTAGATTTCAAGGTACCTTCAAATTCATCAGGTAGCGGACCAGCAATCTTAACAACAAAGTTGTAGTCTTTTTTCGATTCTGCGAGATATTGATGTAGTGTTTTCATGATTATATTTAGCCTTTACCAGAAAGTTTGGACATCAACTCGTTTCTATCTAAGGTAACATAAGCAGTACCATCGATCATATCATCTTCTGGTGCTCTGTTTTCCATCTTAAGTTTCTTGAGTTGCATATCAACTGCTTTTAATTTCTTATCAATCTTAGCTGTATTCGCTGAGATTGAGTGCCCTAACATACTACTTGCTACTTCAAAGATTCTGCTTGCATATCTGACTTCCACATTCATACCTAAGTCCATAAGGTCATCATATGCAGCTTCTGCTTTCTTTGCAAGTTTTTCAAGTTCTCTTTCACCTAAGTTTTCTAACTCACGGATTCTAGGTAATCCCTTAGCCATCTCGGTGATTTCATTATAGCTTTGTTGAATACTAGCAACTTCAGCTTGTGTTTCTTCGTTTGACTTGATTTTAAGTGGTGCTTTTTCTTCGATATTAAGCAGAGTTTCAAGTTTTTTAGTCATTACTTCTTTCCTGAATGAAAGATATCATTTTCGGTTACAACACGAAAGGTGATATTCTTGTTATTACAATAAGCTCTAGCGGCTTCCCATTTAGCTAGGTTTTTAACATACTGTTGTTTGTTGTATTGACCTTTACCAACCTGTTCAACAAAGGTTTGGTTGGCTGGTTTTACTTCAATCAATTCAGCATGTGTTTTACCATTCTTATCTATGTATACAACGAAAAAGTCTGGAACATAAACAGTTTGTTTACCGGTAAATGGATTTCTATATGGAATTTTGATACTTTCACTAGCCCAGTTTTGAACACTTTGGTGTTCATCGAGCATTTTCATGAATACAAACTCCCAACTAGAACGCGCTAACGGAGTAGAAGTCCCAATGTATTTGTCTGGGTTCTTCATCTCAAATTTACCTTGTGCGAACTTAGGTCCCCTTGCCATTATGCTGCCACATTCCGGGTTATGTATTGTGCGTTATACACTTGTTTAAACCCTAAAGTTGAAGTTGGACTTCTATCACTGTTAAGAATACCACCAACTAAGGTACTTAATTGAAGTGAATGCGAAGTTGATTTAACTTCTAGTGCATAAATCTTATTTGTATACTGTTTAAATAATCCTTTTTCACCACCAGTAACCGTGATTACGTCAGTGGTAAATAAGTCACTTGGTTGATCTAGTGTGAACGTGAATGTGATAATGTCAGTTGTAGCAGTTTGTGCATTGCTTGTTATAGCTACTTTATTTGGAAATAATCTAGCATCAACTATTGCATTAACACTATCAACCGATAGTGAAACTTGTTTTAATGTATCCAATATCTTAAAGATAGGCGTTTGCGTTTTACCTTGTGTAACAACCAAATCACCATTGGCAGAAAGCGTGTAGATGTATCCTTTCTTTGCTTGTGTTAATAGTGCATTCGCAACAACACTCGCTGCATCTTCTGCAAAACCGTAACTTTCAAAAAAACCAATCGCAAATTCATATTCATTGGCTGCAAATTCTAATGGGGTAGTACCATAGTTGTTGAATAGAACCTTAGTGTAATTCGCACTATCGGTAGTTGTACTGGTTGGTAAATTAGATGTCATAAATTAGTACCATCATTGTTAAAATTACGAGGTCTTGCTATAGTTGTTGCCGTTTTTGCTAGGGTTGGCATTATCACAGCATTTCCAAACATTTGCATTGCAGCATTTGGAATTGCAGTACCAAAATCAATATTATTGGCGTTTCTCGCCAAATTCAAACCAGCACCAACTGTTCGTACTAAACCACCGACTGTAAATATATCTCCACTAGCGACATTACCAAATATAGTTTCCATACCAGCCAGTAAACCACCGGGTCCACCAATAGTACTAGTGCCACCGCCTGCGACTGAAAGTGGTGATGGGATTAAATCATAATGTAAGGTAGCAAACCCTTTTGGTGTATCTTGTGTTACCGTACCACCTGAATAAACAACCGATTCATATTCTAATTGCATCGTGCTTTCTAAATGTTCACCAGAGGCATGGTCAAGGGTACCATGTGCCCAATACTTGATTCTTGGGTTTACTAACGTGTAACCTAGGAATCTACCACGGCTCATTGAATAGATAGTAACGGATTTGAAGAATGGTACGGTTATATTATTGTCCAATCCATATCGGTAATTGTTAATTATATCTAAGTGAGGCCCGTAATGGGTTGCACTGTATGCTGGTGATGGTGCTGTATTATTACCGTCACTGTTCGCAGCGGTATGTCTATCAGCAATATAATACCCATAATACTGAGCCCACATTGCATTTGTAATACCATCCGCGTCATCATGTAATTTAATTGTTATTGGTTCGTAATTATACCCAGTATAAACAACTTTCTTTCTATTATATTGATTTTTTGTTACTGTATCAAATGTTACCTTTGGCATATCAGCCGATTTGACTAACATACCAACTTCATTAGCATTCTTGTTTGAAAATGCAGGTGCACTTAACGCGTGATCATCCATTTCAAACTTAACATAAAAGGCAAATCGATGCCTTGGCGCAAGTCTAAATGTATCTGCTACAAAAAGGTTGGACGCGTGTCTCCAATCGGCACAAATGCCTTTTGGTTGAGTTATACCTTGGACGAATCCGTTGGCAAAATCTGATAAGTATCTAGTAAATGGATTTGACATACTTATATTTAGCCTATTTAGAATGGCTAAAAGATAATTGATTTGCAGTAGAACGCGAGGCACGTTAGTGCCGAGCCACTAACAACTAGTACAAAAAGAAAAACCCGCAATTGCGGGTTTTTCAGTAAAGCTAGTAGTAAAACTAAATTTAGCCCTGTGATTCTGATGTAAGCTCTGTGCCAGCACCAGTAGAAGCATTAGAAGTAAGACTTCTTCCAACAGCAGCACCGATACCACCAGTTAATGATGTATCGGAATCACCTTCTTTCCATTGTTCCATATTATCAAAACGAATGGACATTGATACTTCAACTGCATCAGATGATTTGTATTCTAAACTTCCGTAATCAACTGACTGGATGAAGCAACCGTAAAGTACGGTTGTTTCAAGAATTTGTGCTTCATACGCACCGTTACCGCCATCCAATACTTCAATACGAGTAGTGAATTTGTAGTCGATACCGCTTCGTGCAGCCGCTTGTTCTTGAAAGTCAAATTGTTTCTGAACTTGTTGACCAACAAGAGCTTGTAAAACACCACCAACGTCATCACGTACTACAAGAGTAACTGGTTTGAAAGTTGGTTTACCTGACAAGTAAACTTTTGAGTTGTAAACGTCAAGCACAGTTTCTTCAAAATCAAATGAAGGACGTGTGACGCTAACCACTTGTTTAGACACTTCAACTGAAGAGTCAATACCGAAACCGAGCATGTTGACTCTGAAGCGGTACTTTTGTTTTGGCATCAACAGGGTTGTATTAGACCCCGAAAACGGTTTTACCGAAAAATTCTGTAAAGATGAAATTGACATTAGATTGCTCCTGTGTTTTTAACACGTAATGGAATATAGATAAACTCAACTGCTTTGATTGGAACAATCGCAATATCTACCCATAATTCGTTACGGTCGATCCGTGATGGTGTGTTGTTTGAAGTATCGCATACTACGACGTAGTCAGAGATAGCTCTTAAACCAACCAATTCTAATAACAAACTTTCACATGCTTGTTTGATTTCGTCACGGGTGATTCTGTCATTTGGTTCAAAGATATAAGGACGAGCTAAACGATTTAATTGTGTACGTAAGTAAACAACCAAACGAGATACGTTGATTCTATCTAATGCACTTGCGTTTTTCGCACGTGTTTTTTGACCAAAGTTAACATGACCAACACCAGTGAAGAATGTAATTGGATTAACTTGTGCGTTATAAAGCGTATCACGTTGACCTTCGTTTAGTGCAACCGTTTGGAATTCACCAGTAGCTGCATCAATATAACCAACTGAAGAAGCGTTTGTGATACCACCGCGACGAGTACCAGCTGGAGCAAACCAAGGATAAGAAACATTATCGCTTAGGGTAATAGTTTTCAACATCATGTGACTTGAAGGAACTACAACGTTTGCACCATCACGGTTGGTTGTATAACCTACTGGGTAGAATACTGATAAGTATTCATCATAAGTTACCATACCGTCATCACCGTTATTCAACACTGTTTTTTCAT